CATATTTGTTCAATGAATGTGATATAAATGATAAGGTAGAGATTGATAGATTCAATCATAAATGGGAACCAGTTGATTGTGTTAGTCCAAAGAAAGGAAGATTAATAGTATTTCCTTCTAATAATTATCATGCAGGATCACCAACTACTAGTGAAAGAAGGATGTTAATAAACATAAACTTTATGACAATTTCTAATTTATGACAATGCTTGCTTCTAATGAATGGGGAAAATTAAAGAAGGTTATAGTTGGTGTTGCTGACTATGCAGTTATGCCACCAGTTGAGAAGGATACTCGTACTATTAACTATGCTGGTGTAAAACCAAAGAAGAAGTTATTTGGTTATGGTGATGAAGAGTACCTTCCTATTAAGGTTGGACCTTTTCCAGAGCAGGTAATTGAAGAAGCGAACGAGGACTTAGAAGTTTTTGTTAAGTTTTTAGAGGGTGAAGGTGTAGAGGTATTACGTCCAAAGAGAGAACCAACCAAGTATTATAATTATTGTCCTAGAGATTGTGTTTTTGTTCATAGGAATTTATCCTTAGCAACACCAATGCCTTTAAGAACTAGAAGGGGTAATTGGAGATCAATGAAGGATTGTCTACCAGAGACTGTAGAGATACCTTGTTCTTATAGTGACGAATTATATAATGAGGATTGTATTGGTAATCCAGACATCTTAGCATTAAATGAATTTACTCCAGCATTTGATGCTGCCAATATTCTTAGAGCAGATAATAATATTCTATACTTAGTATCTAATAGTGGTAATGTATTGGGTTCTGAATTACTACAGAATCAATTAGACGAAGCAGGTTGTGATGCTGAAGTTCATTTACTTAAAGATGTTTATTCATATTCTCATATTGATACTACATTAGTATTCTTAAGAGAAGGACTTATACTTGCTAATCCATCTAGATTAAAGGATAAGAGTCAGTTACCTGGACCTTTTAAAAAATGGGATGTTATCTATGCTCCAGATGCAGTTGATATTGGATCATATAAGGGGTATAATAATATGTCAGTGTGGACTAATATGAATCTCTTTAGTATTAATCCAAATTTAGTTGCTCTTGAAGAGAATCAAGAACCAACTAGGAAGTTGCTTGAGAGTCATGCTATAGAATGTGCGATGCTACCAATGAGACAACAAAGAACTTTAAGTGGTGGATTCCACTGTGTAACACTTGATTTGGAAAGAGAATGAATATAGGTTTTATTGGTCTTGGTAAACTTGGCATGCCTTGTGCCGAGGAGGTTGCTAAGGCAGGTCATTTTGTATTTGGATATGATGTTGAATCTAGAGATAGTTGTTTAGTAGACATTCGTCCATCAATTAAAGAAGTTGTAATTAGATCGGATATAATTTTTATTGCTGTTCCTACACCTCATGATAAAGATTATGATGGTAGTAAACCATGCATGCATTTAGAACCAAAAGATTTTAATTATGATATTGTTGATAGTGTATTAAAAGAAGTTAATAAGTATGTAGATAATCAATTAATAGTTTTAATCTCTACAGTTTTACCTGGTACAACTAGAGAGAGATTTACACCAATGAAGGGTAGGTTTGTATATAATCCTTACCTTATTGCTATGGGTACAGTTGCATATGACTTTACTAATCCAGAGATAGTAATGATTGGTACTCAGGATGGTATTGAGACTGGTGATGCTAAAGAACTAATTCAATTTTATAGATCAATAGCAAAGAATGATCCACCATATATTGTTGGTACGTGGGATGAGTGTGAATGTATAAAAGTTTTTTATAATACTTTCATTAGTAATAAAATTAGTTTTGTTAATATGATTCAAGATGTTGCTGAGAGACATGGTAACATTAATGTTGATGTTGTTACTGGTGCATTATGTCAGGCAGGAACTAGAATTATTAATTCTTCTTACATGAAGGCAGGTATGGGTGATGGTGGTGCTTGTCATCCTAGAGATAATATTGCTCTTAGATACTTATCGCATAAATTAGAACTTGGATATGATATGTTTGAAGGTATCATGTTATCGAGAGAGGAACAGGCAAGGAATTTAGCATTGAGATTAGTTGAACTCGCCTATGATAATAAAATTCCTATTGTAATACATGGTAAGGCATATAAACCAAGAGTATCATATATTGAAGGAAGTTATAGTTTATTGGTTGGTCATTTTTGTAAAGAGTTAGCACCTAATGTTGAGTTATTTTACGTTGACAAATGTACGGGAGACACGTATGATAGTAAAAAACCTGCTGTATTCTTACTTGCCCATAGTGCAACGACAACCTACAGATATTGGGATAATCCAGATAGTGATGAACTATACTGTGAGATTCCTGAAGGTAGTATAGTTGTTGATCCTTGGAGGAAGTTTACTTCAGATACTTTAAAGGTTATTCATTACGGTAATACTAGATGACAAAACAAGTTGATTTTGATAAGTATGCTCAGTTTGTTGATGGTGTAACAAGTTCTCCATCAAAAGAATTTGAAGCATTCATTTATAGATTGCAGGAACTAAATGGTGAGCGTCCTGATATTCATCGTCTTCTTACTGCTGCTGTTGGATTAACTGCTGAGTCGGGTGAGTTTACTGAGATTGTTAAAAAGATTATTTTCCAAGGTAAACCCTATAATGATGATAATATCTATCATATGAAGAGGGAGTTGGGGGATATATGTTGGTATCTTGCTCAAGCTTGCATGGCACTAAATACTTCCTTTGATGAAATTGTTGAGATGAATGTAGATAAACTTAAAGCTAGATATCCTGGTGGAGAGTTTGATGTTTATAAATCAGAGAACCGTAAAGAGGGGGATCTATGAGTACTAAGAAGACTCTTAAATTTAATGTTAGACAAGATGGAACTGTAACCGAAGAGGTTTTAGGTAATGTTGGAAATGCATGTGAGAATCTCACTGCAGAGATTGAGAAGAGATTAGGTGCAGTAACACAAAGGGTTCACAAAGCAGAGTATTACCAACAGGAAGTAGAAAATGTCACACTTCAGCACAATAAAGACTACAATTAAAAATAAACCTGAACTGGTAGAAGCATTAGAACTTCTACAATATAATGTGGTTCAGGATGTTAAATTAGAAAATCCTCTTGATCATGAGCATAAACAATGGAATGTTGATGTTGCTATTAACAATGAGATTGGATTTAAATTGAACAAGTCTACAGGAACTTATGAGTTAGTTGCTGATGAACAGACTTGGGATTTAGATGTACCAGTTCAAAGGTTTATTGATCAAGTAACTCAACAGTATGCTAGGATGACAATCCATAATACTGTTAAGGACTTGGGTTACCAAGTTGAAGAGGAATGGGAGATGGATGATCTCTCAATTGAAATCACTGCTACAGTTTGGGAATGAAAAGAATATTAAAATTTTTAAAACGAATTTGGGATTGGGGAATGAATGTATACTCTGATTAAAAATGAATTCCCAAAATCCAATATGGTATCTTGGGAAGATGTTATTCTGAAAACTTGTGATGATCATAAGCATAATACTTTGACGGCAGTGTATGATGAAACTACGCTGCCGACTTTTGTATGTTTTAATGAGTATAGACCTGGAACTATACAACAAGTACATGATTATGTTAATAAGAAGTATGATCTTCCTGTTTTACACATATATCATTCATTTGGTGAGAAGTGCTTGACATATGGTAGACATCAAGATCCTGTAGATGTATGCATTATTCAATCATATGGTACGATAACATATGAACTTGATAAAGGAACACCGTTTGAAGTTGGAGATATAGAGACAGTTACCTTAGAACCTGGAGATGTTCTTTGGATTTATAAAGGAACATGGCATAATCCTATAGCAACTGAACCAAGAATTACGTTAAGTTTTTCTAAATAGAACGGAGACCTGCGTTCTACTATCATGTTGTGTAAAGCAAGAAAGTCCATCAAAGAATATCGTGAATGGCAATTAAAGATGTATAACCGTTGGGAAGATACTCTGGAAGTAAGACTTGCAGGTATTAAAGCGGCTAAAGCAAAACTTGAAGAACAGTTAGGCAGGGAAGAGAGTAATGGGTCTGAATAATATAGGGTTGTTTGGTTTAATTCAAGCAGGTGGTAAACGAGAATTTAAGACTGTTAAAGGTCACACGAATAATTCTGGTGCTTGGCCTGGTACAATGAGTAAAAAAGAATGGGCAGAGATTAGAATTGAATCTGATGATAGGTATGATGCTTATGATTTAGTAATAGATATTTTAGAAGGTGCTGGATATAAATGGTCTAAGTATAATGCACCTACATCTACATTTGATGCTATACAGGTAGATGCTGGACCATTAGGTAAAACTAAAAACGGAAACTATGATGCAACTGGTCCTAAGGAAAAAGGTGCTAGGATTATTTTTAAGTTCCCTAACAATAAAGATTTAAAGAATTTTAAGTGGTGGAATGAGGCATTAGAAGAGGTATTTAAAAATAAATCTAGTCTTAAGAAGACTATGAGTGATCGTAATGAATTAAATGTAGCAAAGTATATTAATGAACAATTAGGACTGATTGGTGGAAAAAGTGGTGTTACCTTACAACTTGGTACTTCAAATTCTTACGATAATGTAGCTGGTGTAGTTGGTGGATCAGGTCATCAGGATTTTAGAGTTCTTGATATGAGTGGTAATGTTGTAACATCAATATCATATAAAGCAGGACATCAAGCCACAGACTTCCAACAATATTCTGGAATAAGTGATAGAGCAGCAATTGGTAGTGATGAAGAAGTTGTTGCTTTTAGAGATAGTGTTGTGAGTAATTGGGATAGTTATAAGAAGCAGGGGTTTAATGCTATGTGGAGAGATATAGATAAGGTTTCTCTTAAAAAGGATGCAGTCTTTGGTAATGCTGAATGGTTTGCTCAAGGTGTTCCTAGTGTAACTAAGTCTGGAACTGGAGCAAAGTTGAGTTTTAGAAAATTAACAAAAGATATTACTACTATGACTAATGGTTATACACCAACCTTAGGTGCTCGTGGTGGAGAAGGTTCCAGAAGAATTGTAGGAAAAACAAAATCAATTACTGGTGTTAGAGGTGGAGTATTCACCAAATCCTACCTTGGTACAGGTAGGAAGGCAAAAGACGTATAAATATTAATTAACATATATGATTGATACACTAGATCTAGTATTATGAAAACCTTTTCCAAGTTCTTAAAAGAAGCTGGGGCAATAAAGTCTATTCCTGCATTGCAAGGGAGAAGACTTGGATTGGTTCCTGATGGTCATGGTGGATACCATGATAAAAAGACAGGAGAGTTTGTTGCAAAAAGTACTAATGGTAAACTGAAGTTCTATAATCAGAACCAAGTTATTGGTGGACAAGATCCAAAACAGGTTAGGACTACAGCAAACCAAAGACCAGTTGCTACGCAAACTTTTAGGAAAAAGGCAAAGGCAAATAAAGAGAGTATAGAACTTAGAGATAGACAAAGAGAGGCAGAGTTAAGAGAACTCTACATCTCTGGTGCTATTTTTAAGGAAGGATCTTATATACGTAATACAATTACTGGTCAATCAGGTAAGGTAATTCGTAGGGGAACTAATCACCTCATATGTCTTACTGGTGAACCTGGTGAATATGATGAGTTTGGATTTAGTGAGGGTGCAGACCCTGAAATGTTTAAATGTTGGATTAGAGATGTTGTTGAATGGACTGATCAATCAGGTGAACCCGACTCTCGTAAAAGAGAGGTAGGTACTGATGCGTTCAGAAAATATGTAATGCGTTTAACGCATACTAAAAAAATTCATAATTTCCCTAATCATAAATAAAGATAGGAAAAAGTAGGTTTCTTTAATAAGAATAATGACTTTAAAGCATATTGTTACTGATCTCCATCAGGTATATCTCACTGAGATGGAAGCAAAGATCAAGCCCAAATCTACTGCTGGTGCAGGTGAGAAGAAATCTGGTGACTCTGAAGGTGGAACTGCAGAGGATCAGGTTAAGAAAGCTGCTCGTCAGTTAGCATATGACACTCGTTATAAAGCAAGACGGGATGGTATTCCTTTGGAGAAGGCGTTTACACAAACTCTTCAAAACTCTAGTGCCTCCAGTCCTGTTAAAGAACTTGCTAAAGGAATGCTCTTTGGTGGTGGGCAGAAGGAAGAAGTTGAAAAGATATCTGAGAAACCAGAATTACCTCCTGAGATATATGCTGCACTTCGTCGTTTAGAGAATAAGCGTCAGCGTCAAGGTGGAGACAAGAAGGATTCACCATTCCCATCTGATAGGAAAGAGAAAGAAGTTAAGAAGGAATCTATTGGAACTGCAATAGATAAGACTCTTGGTGCTGCAGGTGAAGTAGCAGACACTGCTGTTAAGTTTCCTGTCAAAGCGGCTGGATATGTTGCAGGTCTTAAGAAAGGACTTAAGAAGCAGTTCAAAAAAGGTCAATCTAAAGCAAATGAGCATCATGAAAAGGATGCTGATGGTAAAGTTATAGAGCATGATATCGAGGATACAGCACCTAGTTCTTTAGATGAAGCAAAGACAAAGGCAAAAGGTGGTAAGAAGGGTAAGAAGAAGAAGGACAAAGTTCTTGTTACTCCAGTACAAGGACAAGGTAAAGCATATCGTAGGTATGCAGATGCCAAGAAGAAGTATGAATTACGGAAGAATCCTCAGATTAGTTCTGTAACAGGTACTGCATATGGTAAAACATATGATGAGAAACCTGAAGATAAGAAGAATCCTGGTAAGTTCCCTCAACAAAAGAAGGCAAAGAAAGACTTCGATGGTGATGGTAAGTTAGAAACCTCAAAGAAGGAGTGGGAGGGTTCTAGAGATAAAGCTATTAAGAAGTCAATCAAAAAGCAGAAGAACGAAGAGTTTTCTAACTGGAAGGAAGAGTTTGACTTAACTGAAATCATTAAGAAGGATAGTCAGCCAAAAAAGATACAGGAACTCAAGGGTAAAAACACAATTATTATTAATCCAAAATTAGAGGAGGGTATTGATGTCCTTGGGGGATATGTATTAGATTTTTATGAACTAAATGAAGAGCATACTGAACAGAGTATTGATCTTGCTGCAGACTATTTTGTAGAAGAAGGAATCAATGAAGAGGGTTTAGACCTTATCATTGAGGAAGTTGGAGTCGAAGCATTCACTGAATTTGTATATAATTTTAGTCCTGTATCATTAGATGAAGCAGTACGTGACATGAAAAAAGCCCCTAAGAGGGACTATGAAAAGGTAAAAGCATCTGTTTATAAGAAGGATGCTGAGAGAAAGGCAAAAGGAACTGGTGAGTATTCTAAAACCAAAGCTGCTAAAGACAAGTATGGTGACGAAGACAACACTGTTCATGATGATGACGCACCTGCCCCTAAGAAAAAAGGTGGTGCAATAGTTAAATCTAAGTCTTCAGCAATCGTTAAGACTGCTGCTAAGAAGGCAAAAGAGAAGCAACCTGAGAAGAAACCTGAGAAGAAAGGTATCGTAGGTAAGATTCGTGATGCTGTTGGTAAGGGTATGGAGCGTCATAAGGCTGCTACCAAGGAACTTAAGAAGACAGCCAAGGCAACTGCCAAGCAACATTCTCAACACCGTAAGGATTTTGTTAAGGGTATTACACCTACTTCAAAAGAGAAGAAGATTGCTGGTGGTGTAGCAAAAGCAGCTAAGAAAGCATTAACTGGTGAAGAAGTTGAGCACATTGATGAACTCAAGTCTTCAACTTTATCAAGTTATGTTAGCAAAGCTATTCCTGATGCATTAAAATCTGCATCTCATAGTGGTGCTGTATCAATGTCAGATGGTCCTGATAGTAAAAGAGCTAAAAAGGATCGTGATAAAGCATGGAAAAGAGGTACAGGAATCAGGAGAGCATCTAGCAGACTAGCAAATAGAGCGATCCGAGGTGGACAAGAAGACTCCACTAAGAAGATGGCATGGGAAGAAGTTCAAGAAGATCTTCATCCTAATATTAAAAGGATTGATGCGATGAGCAAAGCTAATGTTGCAAAGCAAGCAGCAAAGGCAAAGGCAGATAAGTCTGCTAGAGAGAAGACTGCTGCTGCATTCCAGAAGCATAAAGCATCTGTACTTGCAAAAGGTGGTCGTCCAGTAGACGCACTCGATTCTTGGAATAAAAAAAAAGTCTCAAGTGAGGCAATAGATCCGAGGGGAGGCGGGTCTAACCCTGATCTATCTGTTAAGCAACAGAATACTGAGAAAAAACAGACTGATAATGAGAAGGAGAAACTCCGTAAAAAACGTGAGTTGATTCAAAGAATGCGTCAACAAGACGTAGCACAGGGTAGGCAACCCAGTGGTCACACTGCTCGTGAATCTGTTATAATAGATAATGATAAGGAGGATTCACTTAATGAGAGATTGGGGGGTAAAGGATACTCTCGGAAGGCTGCGGCAAGTTCCGTTTATCCTGGCAAAAAAAGCACTGGTGACTGGCCTGATTCTGATAGAGGAGAAGGAAATAAGGCAGCTCGACGAGCTGGCAAACCAGTTAAGGCAAAAAGTCCGACCTACATCGCATACGTAAAGAACAAAAAAGCGAATGAGGCGTTAGACTTAAAAAAGGATGATGCAGGTTCTGCTCCTGCCGATAAAAAAGCAGAGGGTATGAACAAGCAGATCGAAAGAAAGGAGAAGAAGGTTGCTGTAATGAAGCGACAGATTCTTCAGAAGAAGGTACAGGCTGTAAGGGCAGGTGCTGGAGGAGATGTTGTTGCTCACTTTGAACCTAGTGGTACTCAGATAACTGAGAACCCAGTTGTTGATGTTGTTAAGAAAGGTGTTGAACGCCATAAGAAGGCAACCAAAAGGAAGAAGAAGGGTGTAAACTATGAGTTGATGGCACAGGAGTTCGATCCGAAAGGAACGGAAGTAACTGAATTGAATCGTTATGAAAAAGAGACTGGTAAGTCATCTGGTTCTCTGAACATGCCTAAAGGTAGACCAACCAAGAAGGGTGGTGATGATGATCCTGTTATGAGAGCAGTTAGATCTAGTATCCGTAAGGAGACTGGTAAACCTGAGGGACAACGGAAGAAAAAAAAGGGTGCTAAATCTGATGTTGGAACTGGTAAGTACCTTGCTAAACAAAAGGCAAAGAAGGACTACGCTGCTAAGGCTAAGAAGGCAGGATTTAAATCTACTCAAGACTATACCAATACAATGGCAAGGTATGGTGGTGAGGACAACTACAAAGCAGGTAGAGGTCTAGGTACATGAATATCAAAGATTTTAAGGAAGCATTAGTATCTCGTCGGAAGAAGGATTGGCCTAAGGGTTCAATTGATACTGACGATAAGAAGATGAAGCTTGCTAAGGATCTTATTGATCTTGAGAAGCAAGGTGCTCCTCGTTGGACTGTTGATCAATTACGTAAGAAGCGTCCAAGGAATGAACAGAAGACCTTTAAACAATTCCAGAATGATGCTAAGGGTTTAACTGACAAGCAATTCGGTAAACTTTTAGATAAGAAAGGTATTAAACGTCCTGATGTTCTTAAGAAGATTAAGGAAGCAGTTAAGAGAGATAAGTATGGTGACCCAATTGGTGGACCAAAGATCTCAAAAAAGAAACTGAAGAAGAATCTATCTACTTATGAAGGTGATGACAAAAACGTTTAGTCAATTCCGTGAAGAGAGTTTGGCAGACAGGATGGCCGCTGCTGCTAAGAAGAATAAAGCTGCAATTAAAAATAAAAGAGGTGTTGCTAAACCAAAACCCGATAAAAAACTTGCTGATATTGATCGTCCTATAGTTGGTAAGGAACCTAAGGAACCTGAATTAAAAGCAAATAATTCAGAGGCAGAAAGGATTGTTAGGGGTATGGAGAGGCAATCTTTAGGAAGATTTAAGAATCTGTACGGTAGACGACACAAAGAAGTGATGTATAATACTGCTAACAAACTTGCATCATGACATTTAGATTCCTACCAGACGCATTTTATGCGAGTCCTTCCCAACCTTGGTTGGGTGAGGGTTATTCTACTTTTGATAGTGCCAAGGAACGCAAAAGGATGAAGGATAATGAAGATGAGAATCAGTATCAGAAAGATCGCATGATGCATGGATCTAAGAAGGTTGGTCAATCAAGAGATAGTGATACGTATAGAACTTGGAAGAAAAAGAGAGCAGCAGAGAAGGAAGCAAATAGACCTAGAGTGACTGAGAAGGGTGTAAGATTTTACGATGCAAAGGGAAAAGGTTGGATAAAGGGTGGAAAAAAGACTTACGATTGACAAAGTTACTATATAGATATACCGACAAAAAAAGAATATGAGTTGCGGATATCATTCGTTGAACACTGACCTGTCAAAGGAAGTGATTCTGACTGCTTTAGAATGTTGTAGAGATGTCTATCCTAACAAGGAAGATTTTTTAGTAAATAGATCCCATAAGGATGTTACTATTCTTGCTGTTGAGGGTACAAATGAGAAAACTGATTGGATAACCAATTTAAAATTCTTAATTAAAAGAGACGATTGTCATAGAGGATTTAAAAATAATTGTAATAGAACCCTAGCAAAACTAGTGGTTGCTTATGAAGGTTTAAATCCTGAGAGGAAATTAGTTATTGCAGGACATTCTCTTGGAGGTGCTACTGCAACATTGATTGCTGATCTACTATGGGAGTCAGGCAATAAGAATATTGCATTAATAACTGCTGGATCACCAAGACCAGGTGGACGTAGACTCAAGAGAAGACTTAAAGATCTTGAGCATCTTCGTTTTGTACACGGCAATGATATTGTCCCAGGAACTCCTCCTTGGCTTGCTGGTTACGTACATACACATAAAAAGATACAATTACCTGATGAGAACGACACTAGATTTGATGGTGTTGCAGATCATAATATGGGTAGTTATGTATCAGCAGCACGGAAGTGGTTGGGATGAGTCTCTTATTTTTAATGTTAAAACCCTTACTTTTAATGATGGTAAGGAAGGTCTTCAAGAAGCAGATGAAACAATTCGCTGTAGAAATGCTTGAGGATTATGCTAAATATACTGATAATGACGTGGATGACCAGTTGGTCGCACGGGTCAAGAAAGCAATGAGACTGGGAGCAGTCTAAAGGTTGCCCAAGACATAAATAAAAACAGGCAAAAAACAAATTTATTACGGACGTAAAAACATGGCACTCTGGGGTAATAGCGATAACGTGACTTCGGCTGGAACAGTCTGGTTGAATTATGCCACTGGTATTGTAACTGCAACTGGCACAGCATTTGGTGCTGCTGGTTCAGCACAGGAAGGGGACGTTATAAGATTTGGTAACGTCTCTCAAGCAGGGATTGGCACATATTTTGGTGACGCAGTAATTGTAAGCATCGCAAGTGCTACGCAATTGACTATTGGTTCTACTGCGGGACTTAGTGGTGTGGCAATTGCTGGTACAGACTTTACTGTAACACAGCAACCTGTATATACTGTTCTTGATTCATCCCAGAGTGAGAATAGTTCAGTGGGTGTTGCTGATCAACTAACTTATGGTGTTGCTGCTGCAAACGTAACTAACACTGCTACGTCCAAGTATGAAGTTGCTCACGGTGGATGGGTTGGTGTAACAACATACGTTGACCAACATGGAGAACTCAGAGTCAAGAAAGAGACTTTGGTTGCAATGTCTGGTATTACAACTGGTAACGTTCCTGTATACGACACAAATCCAACAGTCTAAAAGTTAATAGCTTATAGGATATATGATTTTCAATGAATTGAATGACGGTAATTTTTTATTATTTGCCATTCGTAATTACGAAAATCCTCAGGCTGTAACCAAAGAGGATTTTGATAAAGACCTTAATCATTTTAAATATATCAAAAGACTATTAAAACGGTATAAGAATACGGGTCAACTTAAGACTCATTTACTTATTAACCATTTTATAGTCTTATATAATATCTTTGGTGATGCAACGACTCCTATGTTGTTTTATAAAATTGAGAAGGAGTTGTGGGATGTAATGAAGACATTCATTATATTCTTAAATAAAATGCCAGATTATCCCAAATCGCATATACATGACATCCCAGTTGACTTGGACTGTCTAGCGGAATTACACAAGGTATACAAAGATGGCGACAAACCTTGATCGCATAATCCAAATGATCAGAACTCTCGGCAAGGTCGAAGAGGAAGGTGCTGTTGCAATCACTAATAGTATAGGTGGTGGTAATATTGCAGGATCTATACAGGCAGGAGATGATCCCCCAGTACGTAAAAAGAAGAAGAGATATATCTATGCTAAGAACACTCGCAAAAATTGGTCAGTAGGATAATGTCCGAAGGTATTAACGCTGCCATATTGGAGAGGTTAGAAAAGGTTGTTCAATCTCTACAGGATAACTCTGTAAAGATGGGTGAACTGCTGGCAGTTCATAATGAGAAGTTAGATAAACAGGATAGAATTGATGCTGTATTGTTTGAGAAGGTGGAGTCAGTCCATCGTGAAGTAAACCGTAGAGCAGAGGAGATTAAGAAGGGTTGTGAAAGAGACATCAGAAAAGTCGATGACCGTCTTCGAGTCATGGAAAAGAAAATGTGGACTATTTTTGGTGCTCTTAGTATTATATCTTTCATCGTTAGTCCAGTCGGACAAATAGTTATTAAGAGTTTTATTCCACCAACGCAAGTAGAAAATATATCAAAATAAATAATCTTGATTGCATTGAGCAACCATGATTAGATCAGAGAGTGTGTACTATTGGTTAACGGTTACTAATCAAGTTATCCTTTACACTGGACTCATGACTGCCTGTTTATGGGAGTCTGACGTTGACAGAAGGTTCTGGCAGTGCTAGTATCTATTGGTACACAGAGCATTTGAATGGATTACGTTGACACTAGGTTTATTAATCTAGTATCATCACGATTACAGAAGTTTAAGAAGGTTAAACCTAACCTTTATAACTTCAGGTGTCCTGTGTGTGGAGACTCAAAGAAGCATAAGAATAAAGCTAGAGGTTATCTTTATGCTGTCAAAAATAATACAAACTTTAAGTGCCATAACTGTGGTGCAAGTTTGTCTTTAAATAATTTTCTTAAAGAGATGGATGTTACTCTACACAAACAGTACGTCCTAGAGAAGTTTAAGTCGGGTAACACTGGGGGCAATTTTGTCGTCAAGGAACCCGACTTTAATTTTGAGAAACCAAAATTTAAACCTAAACCACCTGAATTAGACTTACCCAAGGCAAGTGACAATGTTGCATCTGCAACATTCTTGGAGCGTAGAAAGATTGATCCGAATAAATTTTATTATGCGGAGAAATTCAAGAGTTGGACTAATACCAAAGTTCGTAATACTTTTGGACAGAGTGATTTAAAATATGATGAACCAAGGATTATTATTCCTTTGTATTATCAGAGCAACCTTATTGGATTCCAAGGTAGATCCTTAGGTCCCAGCAAGGTTAAATATATTACCATAATGATTGATGATGAAGCACCAAAGATCTACGGATTGGATAACATCAGAAGAGATGCTCCAGTCTACATTACAGAAGGACCGTTCGACAGCACGTTTCTTCGCAATAGCATCGCTATGTGCGGTGCAGACGGTGATGTTGGGAAGTGGGGTGTTAGCACTCCTACTTGGGTTTATGATAACGAGCCAAGGAATAAGGAAATTACAACAAGAATCTCCAACACCATCGACAGAGGTGAGTCCGTCGTTATCTTCCCAAACCACGTAACACAAAAAGATATAAATGATATGGTATTAGCTGGGCATGATGTCCAAAGTATGGTAGAATCAAATACATATAAAGGTTTGGAAGCAAAACTCAAATTCACAGTTTGGAAGAAGTTATGAGCAACGGGATCAAAGTAGTTAAGAGAGATGGATCTATAGAACCAATTGATCTTAATAAGATGCATGTCATGGTAGAACAGGCATGTAATGGTCTTGCAGGTATCTCTGCGAGTCAAGTAGAGATACAGTCAGGAATTCAGTTCTATGATGGTATGACTACTGCAGAGATACAGGAGATCCTTATTAAGTCTGCTAGTGATCTTATAGATTTAGATCATCCTAATTATCAGTTCGTTGCAGCAAAACTTCTTCTATTCTCTATTCGTAAACAAATCTATGGCAGACTCAGGGATCTTCCTGATTTAATAGAACATGTTAAGACATGTGTAAAAAAAGGTATCTATGACCCTGCCATACTAGATAACTATACAGAAGAAGAGTTTAAGGAAGTTAATTCCTTTATTGATCATGACCGTGACTATATCTTTACCTACGCAGGTTTGCGTCAGGTAGCAGATAAGTACTTAGTTCAAGACAGAAGTACTAATGAGGTTTATGAAACACCTCAGTTCATGTACATCATGATTGCTCTAACCATTTTCGCAAAATATCCTATAGAAACGAGGCTTAATTATGTCCGACGATACTACGACGCAATCTCCCGACACCGCATCAACATCCCGACCCCGATCATGGCGGGGGTACGGACCCCAATTCGTCAATTTGCATCTTGTGTTCTGGTTGATTCTGATGACACCCTCGATAGTATCTTTAGTTCTGATGTGGCTATTGGCAAATACGTTGCACAGAGGGCTGGTATCGGTATTAACGCAGGACGGATCAGAGGGATCAACAGTAGAATCCGTGGCGGCGAAGTACAACACACAGGTGTGGTCCCCTTCCTCAAAAAATTTGAAAGCACTGTTCGATGCTGTACTCAGAACGGCATCAGGGGTGGATCAGCAACTGTCCACTTTCCTATCTGGCACCAGGAAATCAGAGACATCCTCGTCCTCAAAAACAACAAAGGAACAGACGACAACCGAGTCAGAAAACTCGACTACTCCATCCAACTAAGTGAACTCTTTTATCAGAGGTTTATCGACGATAAAGAAATCTCGTTATTTTCCCCTCATAATTGTCCTAACTTGTATGAGAGTTTTGGGACCCCTGAGTTTGATGAGTTATATTGCCGTTACGAATCTGATGAATCAATCCCAAGAACTACCGTCTCAGCACAAGAATTAATTCTTGATCTCTTAAAGGAGAGAGCAGAGACAGGTCGTATCTATATTATGAACATTGACCATTGTAATAGTCATAGTTCATTTAAAGACAAGGTTAATATGAGTAACCTATGTCAAGAGATTACCTTACCTACTAAACCATTACAGCATATTGATGATCCAGAAGGAGAGATTGCTCTTTGTATTCTCTCTGCTGTTAATGTGGGTAAGGTTAGATCGGATAAAGAATTAGAAGATCTTTGTGATCTATCTGTTCGTGGATTAGAAGAGTTAATAGATTATCAAAACTATCCAGTAATAGCAGCAGAACAGGCAACTAAGGCAAGGAGATCCCTTGGAGTAGGGTTTATTGGTCTTGCTCACTACCTTGCTAAACTTGGATTTAAATATGAAGATCAAGAAGCATGGGATGCTGTTCATGGACTTGCAGAATCCTTCCAATACTTCCTTTTAAAATCTTCTAATGAGATTGCTAAAGAGAAGGGAGCATGCTCTGGTTTTGATAGAACTAAGTATGCTGATGGAATCCTACCTATTGATACATATAAGAAGGACGTAGACGAGATTTCATCTCAACCATTGCAGCATGACTGGGATAATCTACGGGTATCTATCGCCGAGCACGGTCTTAGGCACTCAACACTGTCAGCACAAATGCCTTCGGAGAGCAGTTCCGTTGTGTCAAATGCCACAAACGGAATCGAACCACCTAGAGATTACCTGTCCATTAAAAAATCAAAGAAGGGACCTCTTAAGCAGATTGTTCCCTCCTATGGTAGTCTGAAGAATGCATATACGCTCCTTTGGGATATGCCTGGGAATACTGGGTATATTAATATTGTTGCTGTTATGCAGAAGTTCTTTGATCAAGCGATTTCTGGAAATTGGTCCTATAATCCGATTCATTTCGAGGACTCTGACGTTCCTGTTAGTGTAATGGCACAAGACCTATTAACCACCTACAAGTATGGTTGGAAGACCTCCTACTATCAGAACACTCATGATCAGAAGACTGATGAACAGGAACCAGCACATCCTATGGGGTGGCATGATAATGTAGAAGAGGTTGGAATCCAAGGACAAGGACAAGCAAGTGCTTTACTTAATGACTTATGTGAGATTGATGATGATGATTGTGAATCTTGTAAAATTTAGGTATAATGAGTCAATTCAACTTTCAACAATCCAAAGGAATGAAGATGGATAGAGATGTGAAGGGGATGACAGTCTTCAACACAAATGAAGTAGATACTAAAAAGCAACCAATGTTCTTTGGTGCTCCTCTCGGAGTTCAGCGTTATGATAGTTTTAAGTATCCACAGTTTGAGAATTTAACAAAGCAGCAGTTGGGATACTTCTGGAGACCAGAGGAAGTATCATTACAAAAGGATCGTGGAGACTTCCAATCTTTACGTTCAGAACAGAAGCATATATTTACGTCGAATTTAAAGTACCAGACTATGCTTGATTCAGTTCAAGGTAGAGCACCTGGTATGGCATTCCTTCCTTACTGTTCACTTCCTGAGTTAGAAGCATGTATGGAATGTTGGTCCTTTATGGAGATGATTCATAGTAGATCATATACTTATATTGTTAAGAATGTATATTCAGATCCTTCAGAAGTGTTTGATACTATTCTTAAGGATGAGAAGATTTTAGAACGTGCTGCAAGTGTTACTGAGTCTTATGATAACTTTATCTCATATGCACAGGAATATGGGCAGAGTAATAATTGGAAGAAGGATTGGAAGGATCATATCAATGCAGAATGGACAAGAAAAGACTTAAAGAGAGCACTTTATAGAGCAGTAGCAAATGTTAATATACTGGAAGGTATTCGTTTTTATGTTAGTTTCGCTTGTAGTTTTGCCTTTGGTGAACTTAAGCTTATGGAAGGGTCAGCTAAGATCATATCCCTTATTGCAAGAGACGAGAATCAACACCTCGCCATCACCCAAAACATATTAAATTATTGGAGAAAGGGTCATGATGATCCTGAGATGGCAACTATTGCAAAAGAGGAAGAGGATTGGACATATCAAATGTTTGATCGTGCTGTGAATGAGGAGAGAAAATGGGCAGACTATTTGTTTAAAGATGGAAGTATGATAGGATTAAACGATAAACTTTTACAGAAGTATGTTGAGTGGATTGCTAATCGTAGGATGAGATCTATTGGATTAAAACCTCAATATGATATTCCTGCTAAGAATAATCCATTACCTTGGACAGAGCATTGGATCTCTTCTAAGGGATTACAGGTAGCACCACAGGAGACAGAGGTTGAGTCCTATGTTGTTGGTGGTATTAAACAAGATGTTAAGAAGGACACCTTCTCAGGATTTAAATTATGACAACTTTTATAGTATGGGTATGTATCAGTATTTTACTGTACATATTTTTGAAGAATACAATCAATCATGCGTAAGTACATTTTTGATGTTGATGGGACTCTGACTCCTAGTAGGAAGAAGATTGAATCAGAGTTCGCAGAATTCTTTAAAGAATTTATTAAAAACAATCATGTCTCTTTGGTTACTGGTAGTGACCGTGAGAAGACCCTAGAACAGGTTACACCAGAGATTTATAATTCTTGTAAGAGAGTTTATAATTGCTCTGGTTCTGACGTGTATGAGGGCGACAAGAATGTCTACAGAGATGATTGGGAATTACCTGAAGAGGTGGAGAGATTCTTACAAGATGAATTAGACTTTAGTCAGTTCTCAATTCGGAATGGTAATCATATTGAGAAAAGACCTGGAGGTGTAAACTTTAGTATATTGGGTAGGGATTCAGATCCAATGAAGGGTAGGAAAGAATATATTTTTTGGGATAGACTTCATAGTGAGAGAAGATTTATAGCACTAAGGTTATTAGATATGTTCCCTGATATTACTGTAGCACTTGGAGGACAGACAGGGGTAGATATAGGACCAAAGGGAGCAGATAAGAGTCAAGTTTTAAGAGACTTTGATAAGACTGATGATGTACACTTCTTTGGTGATATGATGAAGGAGGGTCAGAATGATTGGCCTTTAGCAATGGCAATAGTGGACAATATGATGGGGTCAGCGTATAATGTAGAAGACTATAAAGAAACTTGGAAGATACTTCGTGAACAGTGACTTTCCAAATGAAGTCGATTTAATCAATCTAAATAATAGGACAATTAAAATGAATATCATGGGATGGCAACCACCACAGAGACCTCAGTGGGTGAAGGAGATTATGAAAACCCCTGGACATACAAAGGTACAACTTTCACTTCTGCTGATATTGGCGACTTCTTCGGTTACGTCTACTGTATTACAAATCTCAAGAGCGGTAGGAAGTACATCGGTAGGAAGAACTTCCAGCAGCATCGAAAGCATCGAGGTAGCAGACGCAAACGGACGAGTGAAAGTAACTGGAAGACATACTACGGAAGTTCTAAAGAACTTAACGAAGACAGGAAACTTCTGGGGAATAGTACATTCCGTAGAGAAATCCTCGGAGTCTACAGAACCCAAGGTAAAGTAAATTACGAAGAGACAAGACAGTTATTTTTAAATAATGTTTTAACTGAGTCCCTTGACGATGGTAGTCCTGCATATTATAATAGCAATGTCTTAGGACGCTATTACAAGAAGGACTACTATGAAGGAACTCTTTTTTCCTAAATAATTAGTACCGTAATAGGTAAAATCAGCCAAGTAGAAGATTTTTGACATGTGGATGCAATTAAATTTGCACCGCATTTTACGTTTCATGCACACAGTTTTCTATGTTGGGTTATTAGTACAACTTAATGACAAGCAAGTATACTAGGGACATGCTAGTCAAGTCCATAGTTGCAAATCAGATGTCTGGCATCGGATCTACAGGAGGCAATCAAACCTACGTCAGTCAACTTAAAGATTTGTATCACAAATGGGAGCATGTTTCATCAGAGGAGTTAATCCTCATGTATAATAAGATTCAAAAGACTGCTATCACACTAAGTCAACTAACCCCTTAAAATATTTTTTTGTTATGATTCCAATTCCTTTAGTATGTTTAATGTACTCTACTCTCAACCCCGCTGAGTACGTAGAAATAGCAAGAGTAGTACAAGTTGAGGCATACCGACATTCTGCAGACGAATACGGTGTTGCTGCTAATATTATGAACCGAGTTGCATCTGACGACTTCCCAGATTCTATACAGGGAGTTATCAATCAACCTCATCAATACGAAGGTTTAAAGAAATTTCCGAATAAAGATATAGATCCAGAATTAGTCGCAAAGTTATCATCACCAAAAGGACAACTCGGTGTTTGTAATGCTCTGAATAAATTGGAAGGGCGAAAGTATTTTAAGGGACAATCACAACTATATAATAGGGTTCCAGAAGAGGACCCCATGTTCCATCCTAATGGAAACTTTTATCACCACTGACGATTATGGACTTAGACAAGAACCAAGGCATTAAGCATGTTAATAGGGATGACCTAGGAGATTTTGGTGCAGATAATATTGATGGATTTAAAAATTGGATTGCCCAACAGATAGGGGATGACGATAATTCAATCCTATCTGAAGTGATGGAGAAGAATGCTCAGGCAGAATTTTTATATAAAAATTCTCAAGCACATAGAGAGGATTTAGATATTGTTACTGGTATGCCTACAAAAGGCGTACAGAGATTTGAGGATCACTACACACCTAAGCGTCAAAAAAAGGATTGGGTTGACAGTCAAAATACTTTTTGATATAATAATTCCGTTGGACGCAACACAGGGAGTGACTGAATAAACTTACTGGCATATAGCTGGTTAAGGTGATGAGACACAGGTGGTGCTGCTGGTTCGAGTGAACCAGAACCGATGACCAATCGGGTCTCAGGCAGAGGAGTAATTCTAAACTGTAGAAATGCCCTCCTCTTGTTGGTACACAGGAATCCAACCTCCCACACTCTTTTACTCATGACATATGAACTAATTAAAAATCGTTTTGAGAAGTGTAAGAATGTAACATGGGATGATGTCATTGATAAAATGAATCACGATGTTGCCACAAAAGATTATAGAATTGAGAATGGAGGAGACGGTACGTTTCCTTCATTATTTACTTTCAGTGATCATTATTTTCCTGGTACACTTTATGATGCTCTTGAAGAAGTTGATCTTCAGGAATCTATTACAAGCATGCATGTGTACGCTTCATTTACTAAGGGATCGTCTACATATGGTAGACACAATGATGATACTGATGTTATTATAGTACAAGCAAAAGGCACAATGACATATGGATTTGATGATGGTAAGTATGCTCACTTAGAGCCAGGAGATAGTCTTTTTATTCCTGCTTATACATATCATAATCCTTTATGTAATCATGGTCCACGTATTAGTTTAAGTTTTGGTTATGCCAACAAGAGAAGAATTACTCCACTACCGACTACAGGCAGTATTGAGGGAACATAGTTTCCCTGACTTAGAATATATTGGAGAGCGTCCTAGTTATAAAACTGGTAATATGGTTCATTGGTATCGTATAGGAAAAGCAGAAGTTCCTGTTGATGCTATTACAGAGTTCGACACCGAAGAGGAGGAAGAAGATGCTACTAGTCAGATGTAAAAATTGTGGTACAGAAATTGCTAGTTCTAAAAAACCTCAGTGTTGTGGGTGTTCTAATCAAATGATTGTGAGCGAAGACACAGTTAGTGCTAAGGATCTTAGTAGTGTCGTTATGGTCAATCATATTCATGGTGTGGAAGAGACCTCACTCAGCAAAGAAGAAGTAGAGTGGCAAGAAAAAAGGAAGAGGAGAAAAGTTAAACGATTGGATTTTGAAGTACGATGAAAATTCATGATTATATAAAGACCTTAGGGTATGAAGATGACTCACCAATTGAAGGAGTTCAACTTAAGGTTGGAACAAAATTTGCCTTTGAATTTAGAGGTAATGGAATAGTAGTTTGTCCTTATGTAATTGAGTATAAGAATAAATTAACTTATATCAACCTTGAATATGAACAGTTAAGAACTAAACATTCTCCTTCTAAAGTGACGGATAAGATTAAACATCTAATCCAAAATATTAGGTATCCTGAACCAGGTAGAGTTGGTGACGTTGGATGGGATGTTAAATACCTTGTAGATCCAAGGGAGTTCACTCCTAAAGAACGTGCTAAAATTGCTATTAGTAGTTTTAGAAAAATGAAGGAGTTGCTAATAGGAACTCAGTCTGGTATGGCAGGACTTAAAGGGGAACCTGGAGATATAATTGTCTCTGATCCACTTGGTATTAAGTTTGATTTAGGTCATACCAAAGAATCTGAGAAGCAAGGAACTATTCAGAGAAGTGTTCTATCAAAGAAAGTATTCAACTTTGGTGAAGTCAAGGAAGATGGTATGCAGTATGCCATCTATGATGAGGATTACAATTTACAACCCATTTAAAAATGTTTATCAACGAAGCCACAAAAATAGATCCTAAGATCTTTACCGATAATCTTGATAAAATTAAGCAAGATTATATTCGATTCAGGGATAGGAATTACTTCTTTGATTATTCTCATACTTATAATCTTACTGCTGACTCTACTGACTTTGAGACTTTTATTCCAAAGTACACTGGATATATGTGGCAAGTATGTCCTTTAGTCTTTGCTCGTAAAGGAATCAAACTTACACCATTAGAAGTAAGAAATTCTTTTACTACTGATTTGCTTTTAGCACAGGATGTAAGACCAATTCTTGCAGTCTTCTCTATACTAGAACCTGGTGCAGAGTTAGATCCTCATGCTGATGGAGATAAGAGGATAGATCCAGAGTTCATGGATTCAACAGTATATAAATTTCACTTATCTTTAGACATACCAGAGGACGGTGATAGTGCATTGGTATGTGGTGGTGAGACTAGGGTATTAAAGAATGGTGATCTAAATGTATTTGACGAAGAAGGAGAGCATTTTGCATATAATAGAAGTACTGGTAGAAGAGGAGTTCTAATCGTCTCATATATAAAAGCAGAGATTGACAAGTAACAATCTTAAATGTAAAATATCATCATATAGAAGTGTGCTATGGCAAGTGATCTTGAAGGATTAAGCATCGAACCGCATGTAGTTGCTGAGAATCCTGTTGTCTTTTATGAAGAGATTCTTCCACCTGAACTGGTAGATCTCATGGTAAAGGAACTTAAACAGATGGAAGAAGATAGAGTTCCATTTGAGGATGCTGGTGTTGGTGGTGAGCAGTATGGAAGAACTGATCATACAGTACGTAACTCTAAAGTTAATTGGTGGTATGAGAGTCACTGGGCATGTAGTGTTGTGTCTCATTATATAAATCTAGCAAATAAAAGGAATTGGCAATATGATTTAAATACGCTTGAGAGTATTCAGATATCTGTATATCAAGAGGGTGGTCACTATGGATGGCATAGTGATTATGGAACCTCAACTAAACAGAATTGGACACGTAAGTTAAGTGCTAGTGTTTTGGTATCAGATCCTAGTGAATATGATGGTGGTGATTTAGTTTTTATTGATTATCATGGAAATGAAATTAATACACCAAAAGCAAAAGGTACTATTTTAGTTTTTGATTCTAGAGTTCCTCATAAAGTAAAAGAAGTAACTAGAGGTAGGAGAGTATCACTTGTAACTTGGATGTATGGTCCTAAGTTGAGGTAGTCTCATGCCTGAATTTTATGGAGAAGATCAGGGATGGAATGGTGTTAAGACTGATTGGAGACCTTCAGTTAAATGGCCTAAGTTTACTAAGGAAGCATGTAAGAAATTAAAAATACCTGATGATATCTATCAGGATATGATGGATCATTATAGTAGATGTACATTTGAAGAGGAGATCAATACTGATAGAGGATATGATCAGGATTATGGTGAGTATGTTGTTGGTGGATCTATAGCAGTTAGATTTGCCAGAAAACCAGAAGAGGTGTATTATATGAGGTCTACCCTACCACAAGATCTCATTCAGAAATGGTCTAAACAATTACAACCATTGATGGAAGAGTGGTGTGGTACTAAACTTGAGTTCTCTGCTGGATATGGAATACGGGAATACATCCCAAATTCTGTTCTATCAATTCATAGAGATAAGGCAGACACTCATGTTATTAGTTGTATAATCTTTATTGACGAGAGTCCTGAAGGAACTAAGTGGCCTTTAGAATTTGTCGATCATGATAAGCATATACATAGGGTGACATTTGAAAAAGGGGATATGCTTTTTTATGAAAGCTTATGTCCTCACTCAAGGAATACACCATTCTTGGGTAAATACTATAGGAATATGTACTTCCATTGGCGACCTGTCAATTGGGATTGTACAGAGTACCTGGGTCAAAAATGTAAATACTCCTGCTTCCAGGAGGTTCTCGATGAGGAGATCGAACAATGAATCCGATTACATCTGAAAAGACTGAGAAAATTTCTCTTGAATACTTCAAGGATAATTTCCAAGAAGTATGGAGTCAATGTGGACGTGGACGAACTTATCAAATTGAAGGAGACTTTGAACTTATTGAAATGAGAAACCTTGGTGTTCCTCAAAGGAAATTAGTAAAACCAGTTTGGCCCCCTGCTGATACTAATCATGGAGGGTGGGAACCATCTTGCGATATCTAAGGGTATCGTCTATAATATATAAACGTAAACCAAGAGTCATCGAGGAAATGACACTCACTTCTAAATTCAAGAAAGATCTAAGCACTCTACGTGCTGCTGCAAATAAGGAAATTTATTTAGATGTAAAAAATCCAAAACTTTATAAAAAGGTTATGAGATATTATGTGAGTGAAGGTATAGTAGAATTATCTGGAGAAGATCCAGAGTATGATTATAATATTATAATGCAGTGTGTAGCAGAGGATCTTATGGAAGTGGTATGAACAAAGACACTGATATACAAACAACATATTTGGATAAGTTCATAGGGATCTGGGATAATGCCTTTGATCCCGACTTTTCCAATTGGATTCTTGAATATTGGAAGACGACAAAGTATATCGCTAATAGGAATAATCCAGTACAACAAGATAAGCAGATTGTGTTGAGTAGTTTTTCTCCTGGTGAGGCAAATTATATACAAGAGCGTGTTGATGATTGTTTTGGTATGTACATGGATAAGTATCCATATCTTTGTAATTTTAATTTCTATAGTGGATTAGTTTTACTTCAAAAGACTGAACCTATGGAAGGATATCATGCATGGCATAGTGAAGACAGTACATGGGAAGCACAGCAACGTACTCTTGCTTGGACAGTTTACTTTAATGATATTGATGATAGTGGTGAGACAGAATTTTTATATCAACAAACTAAAGTAACTCCTAAGAATGGTAGGATCGCTATATGGCCAGGTTCATTCACTCATTTACATAGAGGTAACCCACCTAATAAGACTAAGTATATTGCTACTGGGTGGTATGCTGGAGATGGTGGTATGAATTATTTTAAACCTGGACAAAATGGAAAGGTTCAAGGTAATTGATGTACCACATTTAGAATGGCATATAACCCATTCATGCAACTTCACTTGTCAGGGATGTGGACATTTTACTAATGATGGTTATAAAGAAGATATTACTATAGATCAATTAAAGTCTTGGTATCTTCCTTGGGTTGATAAAATCCGACCAAGGGAGTTGTCTATGCTTGGTGGTGAACCACTATTGAATAAAGATCTTGTAGAGATCATCTATATGACTAAAGAGGTTTGGAATATAGAACCAGATCAAGAATTTGAAATAGTATCTAATGGTTTATTAATTGAGACTCAACCTGATTTACCTAAAGCATTAAGTGATACTAATTGTATTTTAACAATTACAAAGCATTCTGATGATGAGAAGTATATAAAATTATTTGATAGATCTATTAAAATTATTGAATCGTTGGGTATAAAATATCGTATACATGATGCAGTAGATTATTGGTTGAAGACACATGTAGGATATGGACCTACTATAGAACCAATAGGAAGTGATGACTTTAAACAGAGTTGGGATAATTGTCCAGGTGGTCAAGAGAATTTTATATTACAAGATTCAAAGATATATAAATGTGCTGCTTTAGCATACCTACCAATACAAAAGAAAAAGTATGGGGATAAGTTATCCCCAAAATGGAATCCATATCTCAAATATATACCACTCAGTCCTGATGGAGATATAGAAAAGTTCTTTTCCAGAAAGGCAGAGATTGTTTGTTCAATGTGCCCCAAGAAGTCAGGTCGATTTAAAAAACCATCTCCATTATATTCTCCTAGACACTATGGAATTTTATAGTAAAAGTGATCTGTTCTCTGAGGATATAAGATTTGAATTACTTCAAAAACTTGAGAGACATTTTGAATATAATTTATATGATGCTGACAATGGTATACTACAGTTAACTGAATCTATTATTGATTGTCATGGACTAGCATTAAGTCCTAGTTCTTATTTTCCTTATGTTGATAGATGTTGGAATATATTTGTTTTAAAGATAAGAGATTGTATTCATGAATATGCTGAACAGATTGGAGTAAATCCTAGTTCTATGATACCGTTCTCATGCTATGCTGAACGGTTAAGTTATTCTATGTTTGAAGGAATAGATCCCAAAGAATGGAAGCATACTATATGGAGAAGAACTTATAAGGCAGCAGATTCATATGATCTTAAAGATTGGACAGTTAATAAAGATATTGGTATGATTACAGGATATAAGAATAGGGGTGAACTTCAGGTTATTAAGGATAAATTAGTTAAGTGTCCTTTTATAAAAACAGTATTTTACTTACAGAATAAAGATCAATCATATGGAACTCATATTGAAACTGGAGAAGGTCCATACAGACATACTGGTATGGAAAATTCATTATTAATATATCCCAATCTTCCTAGTTATAATGTCTTAAGTCATAACCCAGAGCACATGGATAAATCACCACCCACTAATATTATATTTGACTGGTATATTTGGGATGTTCCTCCTAATGGTGCTAAGGGTTTTGGTCAAAAACTTAGATCACCTGACTGGGTATTACCATGATTGGAATTGTTGGTAATGGTTTTGTAGGCAATGCTGTCTATCAAAACTTAAGAGATAGGGTAAAGTGTAAGGTCTATGATGTAGATAAGAATAGATCACTTAATACTTTAGAAGAAGTTATAGAACAAGATTTTATTTTTGTATGTCTGCCCACCCCTATGAGTATGGATGGGAGTTGTGATCTTAATATTCTTGATGACTTCTTTGAAGACTTGCCAGATAATTTAATAGGAACCTTTGTTATTAAATCTACAGTTCCTATTGGTACAACTAAGAAATATACTGAGAGACATAATGTTATTCATAATCCAGAATTCCTTACTGCACGGAATGCTATAAAAGATTATGCTAATGCTGAGAGAAATATTGTTGGTGGAGATTCATATCTTTGTGGGGAGTTTGTTCAATTCTTTTCAAAGTATTTTCCTCATATCCCAAGTATCATAGTTGAGTCGGATGAGAGTGAAGCAATCAAATATTTTTCTAATACATTCCTTGCTTATAAGGTAGCATACTTCAATAAGATATATGATTTATGTCAAGCAGTTGGAATGGATTATGATAGAGTATGTGAAGGTATTACAGCAGATAGTAGAATAGGTAAATCACATACTAAAGTTCCTGGCATTGATAATGACAGGGGATTTGGTGGGACTTGCTTCCCTAAAGATATTAATTCTCTAATTGTACAGATGGAATCTCATGGTGTTAATGCTGATATGCTCAAAGAGATATGGTTATACAATAAAGAGATTAGGCAACTTGTTGACTGGATTCTACCGTAGGATCAAATTCACTATTAACATTTGGTGGTGAATATTTTTTAATAATAGTAGTGTCAGTAACAACAGTATATCTTGGATATTTTTTTACGAGTTTTAGTGGTGGATATATTGCACTATGGAATAGTCTAGCATCATATACTAAGGCACTGTTCTCTACACCTTGGTGCATATAGATTTGCTTATCACTTACTTTAACCATTGTTCCATATTTTGGATCTGGGTTTTTTAAATAAATGATTACCCCTATAGGATTTCCTTCATGTGAATGTAGATTTTTATATGGGGTAAAGTTATCTACTTTGCTTTGTGCTAGTGGATCTTCTTTTGGTAATTTATTATATCTTGTGACCCATGATGAATGTATTGTAATACATCTATGATCTAAGTCTGCTACTTTACAATATTGTACTATACCTAGTCGAACTTTTTCATATAAAGTATCCCAAATATATTCACCTTTTACTTCATCTTTAATATCCCAAGTTGCCTCTGGAGGGAATACCTCTAATTCGGGATTTTTTTTATGTTTTCTAATCAACTTGTTAGAACTTGTTATCAATCCCTTTATGATTTCTTCTGGAAGGAAGTTCTGTATGTTTAGAAAATAATTTCCGTTGAATTTTTTAACCTGTACTTTAGATGTCATGTCACTGGTTTCTTTCTTTTAAATGATTCTTCTTTAACGTGCATACCATATTTAAATTCATAGTCTGCAACTATAGTATATCTAGGAGATTTTGCTGCTACTTTTATAGGAGGGTATTGAGCACTATGGAATAAGCGACCATCAAATATAATCATTGAGTTCTCATCACCTGGGTTAAACATATTCTGCCCACCTGCTCTTTTTATTACTGTACCATATTTTCTATGTGGAGTTTTTAAGTAGAATACTGTAGTGATAGGATCACTTTCAACATGTGCATGCATATTCCATTCAACGTCCTTACCTACGCTATTAGCTAGGTATGCTTTATGTACTGCATTAAATTTATTGGGGAAGTTTAAGTCTTTAATTCTGGTAATCCAAGACGCATGGCGACTTAGATAATCCATAGGTATCTCTACTAATTTTGCATACTCACTTACTATTTCATCAAGGGTTTTATAATATCTTATCCATATAGGATCTTCTGTAAATTCTTTATGTTCAAATAGTCTTCCTGACGCTTCTGGTGGGTAGACTTCTTCACTAGGATCTTTCCTAGTCTTCTCCAACCAATAGGTAGAAGATTTAAGTAATTTTTTTAAAAACGTTTTAGGGAATACATCATTAACTCTATAGAAGTAATACCCATCAACCTCAACATGTTGTACTTTCACGTAACCAATTGTTATGTTCAGATATTTATGCTATACTTGAAGCATATAATGCCCATACTATGAAGACAGCTTTAATAACTGGAATCACGGGTCAGGATGGATCGTACCTTGCGGAGTTACTTCTAGAGAAGGGATATGATGTTCATGGTATTGTTAGGAGAGCATCTCTTATTAATACTCATAGGATAGATCATATCTTTAATAGGATTACACTTCACTTCGGTGACATGACTGATTCAGGTAACATCATTCATGTTATCCAAAAGGTTAAACCAGATGAGATTTATAATTTAGCAGCACAGAGTCATGTGAAGGTATCTTTTGAGATGCCTGAGTATACAGGTTTAGTAGATGCTATGGGAACTCTGAGAGTTCTTGAAGCAGTAAGGATTCTTGAGATGCAAGACAAGGTTCGTATCTATCAAGCATCCACATCAGAATTATATGGTTTAGTTCAAGAGACTCCACAGACTGAAGAGACTCCATTCTATCCCCGTTCACCTTATGGTGTAGCAAAGTTATATGGATACTGGATCATTAAGAATTATAGAGAGTCATATGGAATGTATGCTTGCTCTGGTATTCTGTTTAACCATGAGTCTCCACGTAGAGGTGAGACATTTGTAACCCGTAAAATTACTCGTGGTCTCTCACAAATCTCTTGTGGTTTACAGAAGGATCTTGTACTAGGTAATCTTAATGCTAGACGTGACTGGGGTCATGCTAAGGATTATGTTGAAGCAATGTATCTAATGCTCCAGCAAGATGAACCTAAAGATTACGTCATTGCTACTGGTCAACAATATAGTGTTAAAGAGTTTGCTGAGAAGGCAGCAACTTATTTTGGAATTAACCTTAAGTGGGAAGGAGAAGGATTAGATGAGGTTGGTATAGATAAAACAACTGGTAAAACAGTCATCAGATGCAGTGATAAATACTATCGACCTGCTGAAGTTGAGACTTTATTAGGTGATGCTCGTAAGGCAAGAGAGGAATTGGGTTGGGAACCTAAGATCTCTTTTGATGAATTAATTGAGGATATGTGTATCTATGGACAGTAGTTCTAAAGTATTCGTTGCAGGACACAACGGTCTAGTTGGTTCTGCCATTATTAGAAATCTAGAGTCAAAAAATTACAATAACATTTTCTGGGTACGAAGGCAGAATTGTGACCTGACAAATAAAGTTCAGGTTAATGCTTACTTCGAGCAAGCAAAACCAGAATATGTTTTCCTTGCTGCTGCAAAGGTCGGTGGCATTCTAGGTAATAAGAAATATCCTGCAGATTTTATCTATGACAATCTGATGATTCAGACAAATGTCATAGATGCTGCTTATCGTCACGGTGTTAAAAAACTTGTATTCTTAGGATCGTCTTGCATCTATCCTAAGATGGCAAAGCAACCAATAACAGAAGATCAGTTAATGACTGGTCCTTTGGAACCAACTAATGATGCTTATGCTATTGCTAAGATAGCAGGTATCAGGATGTGTCGTGCTTATCGTCAGCAATATGGATTTAATGCTATAGCATTACAACCGACAAACTTATATGGTGAGAATGATAACTTCCACCCAGAACATGGTCATGTAATTCCAGGTATCATGCGTAGAATGTATGAGGCATTAGGTGAACCTGAGTTTGCTTGTTGGGGTGATGGATCTCCTATGAGAGAATTCTTATACATTGATGATCTTGCTGAAGCGTGTTATACTTGTATGCAGAAGTATGACTCTGAGGAGATTATTAACGTGGGTAGTGGCGTTGATGTTACTATCAAAGAACTCACAGAGTTGATTGCCGATACTGTTGGTTACAGTGGCAAGATTGTTTGGGACACTAGTAAACCTAACGGTACACCTAGGAAGGTTCTTAACGTGGATAAGATTAAGTCTCTTGGATGGGAACCAACTTTGGATCTCAAAGAAGGACTAAAGAAAACTTTTGAATGGTATAAAGAGAATTATGATCGGGTTTAATCGTTTAGGTCTCCTAGGAAGACTAGGTAATCAGATGTTCCAGTATGCCTCATTAAGGGGCATCGCTGCTAACAATGGTTATAATTGGATGATTCCTCCTCCACCTGAGGGTAATGGACACTTTAAGGAATGGGAACATCATCAATTGTTTTATCCATTTGAATTAAAGAATCTCCATAATCTTAATGTTCAATATACTGATGGTGAAAGACCTACAGTAAAGGAAAAATCTTTTGCTTTTGATGAGGAACTCTTTAACAATTGCCCTAAGTGGGTAAACATAGAAGGGTTCTTTCAGAGCGAGAAGTATTTTAAAAATATTGAGAAGGAGATTAAAGAAGACTTTGCTTTTAAAGAAGAGTTTTCTAAACCTTCTAGAGATATGATTGCTACGGTAGAGAAACCAGTTGCACTTCATATTCGTAGAACTGATTATTTAAAATTGAATCACCATAATAGTCTTGGATTAGATTATTATGAGGAAGCACTTAGTAAGTTTGAAGATGATCGTACTATTATTATCTTCTCTGATGATCCAGAGTGGTGTAAAGAACAGAAGTTGTTTGATGGTGATAGATTCTTAGTTGCAGAGGGTAATGTTAACTATGTTGACTTATGTCTTATGACCTTATGTTCTGGACATATTATTGCTAACTCTTCATTCTCTTGGTGGGGTGCATGGTTATCTAATAGTGAGAAAGTTATAGCACCTAAGAATTGGTTTAGTGGTCATCTTGAAGATCAAGATACTAAAGACCTTTATTGCCCTGAATGGGAGGTGTTATAATGAAAGTCGCTGTAGTTTTTATAGGTACAGATAAGTATCTTGATTTCTTACCTAAGTGGTATGAGAGTTGTGAAGAATATCTTCTTCCAGATGTTGAGAAAAAGTATTTGGTATTTACTAATGGTGAGATACCAGAACCACCAGAGAATGTTATTGTATATCCACAAGAACATTTAGAGTGGCCTTACATTACTCTGTATAGATTTAAAATGATTATGAAATCATTTGATGATATTCAGGATTGTGATTACTTACTCTTCTTAGATGCAGATATGCGAGTAGTTGATAAGGTAACTACAGAAGATCTTATTGACGAGACTAAGAAGTACATTGGTGTTCACCATCCATGTCATTATCTTGGTATGGAACCTCACAATAAAGCACCTGGTGCATTTGAAGTTCGTCCTGTATCTCGTGCTGCTGTAACAGAAGAGGAGTTAATGGATGTATATTATCAGGGATGTCTTTGGGGTGGTAAACTTCCTTATGTTCTTGATATGGTTAAGGAACTTGATAGTAGAACAGATGAGGATCATGATAAAGACATTATTGCTCAATGGCATGATGAGAGTCATTTGAATAAATTTTATATTGAGCATAGAGATGAGGTTCATACCGTATCTCCTAGTTGTGCTTATCCAGAAGTGTTTGCATCTGCATGTACTTTTGAACCCAAGATTGTTCACCTAGCAAAAGATAACAGTAAGTATCATGTTTAAGATTGCCCTATTATATTCTGGACAACCCAGACATTTAAAAGAAGCGTTTCCAAATCATCACGATACTTTTTGGAAACCAAATGATTCATCTCAGGTAGATGTGTTTGCACACATGTGGTATGACGAGAAGTGGATTGGTAATTACTTCTGGGATCAGTATAAAGATCGTGGAAGATGGGAAGCAGATCTTAAAGATTTTATGCAAGAGAAGTGGAATCCAAAAGCAATTTTGTTTGAGGAACCAAAAGAGTTTGAAGCAGAAGATATTGTTCCTGACCCTAGATTCCCACATCCAGTAAACAATATCATCTCACAGTTCTATAGTATTAGTAGAACAAATGCTTTAAAGAAAGCATATGAAGATGAGAATAATTTTAAGTATGATTGTGTAGTTCGTTTAAGAACTGATGAGTACTTCCAGAGACCTATTGGTCCTATCAATGAATATAATCTTGATACTGTTAATGTACTAAGAGAGTGGGCACATGTTGATCATGGAATTAATGATCACTTTGCATTTGGATCATCTGAATTAATGGATAAATATCTGGACGTATATGAGAACTTCGTAGAGATTGCGGAGATGGGAGCGGAGATAAATCCAGAATGTATTATTGGATTTAATGCTCAGATACGACATAAACTACCGATCACTAAGAATGATTGGAAGTATGTATTATGGAGGGATAAGAAATGACGAAGCTTGTTATTTTTGATTTAGATGGTGTATTAATTGACAGTAAAGATTATCATTATGATGCACTGAATGAAGCACTTGGAGAAGAGTATGCTATTACTAGAGAAGAACATGTTAGTACCTATGATGGTCTTCCTACTACAGCAAAATTAAAACTACTGAGTGAGAATAAAGGTCTTCCTGCAGATAGATATGAGGAGATCTGGAGAGCAAAGCAAGAGAATACACTTCACATCTTTAAGACAAAAGTTGATAAGGATTATGAGTTGATGGGATACTTCCAGCAACTGTCGGATGAGGGGTATAAGATTGCTGTTGCTTCTAATAGTATTCGTAATACTGTAAAAATTATTCTACTACGTCTAGGACTTCTAGAGTTTGTTGACATCTATGTGTCTAACGAGGATGTGGTTAGGAATAAACCATTCCCATCTATGTACTGGAAGTGCATGATGGCTCTAGGTGCTTTACCTGATGATACGGTTATCCTTGAGGATAGTCATATTGGTAGGCAGGGTGCTTTAGATAGCAAGTGTCATTTGGTTCCTATTGAAAATAGGAGTGATTTGAATCAGGCAAAGGTTGATAGGATTAAAAGAATCCTTCAGAGTGGAAAACAAAAAGTCGCATGGGAGAGCAAAACTATGAACGTATTAATTCCTATGGCAGGACGTGGAAGTCGTTTTGCTACCCAAGGTTACACATTCCCTAAACCTCTTATTGATGTTAAGGGTAAACCAATGATTCAGGTTGTAACGGAGAACCTGAATATCAAAGCAAACTATACCTTTATTGTTCAGAAGGAACACTATGAGAAGTATAGTCTTCAACATCTATTAAATCTTATTGCACCTAATTGCAATATCGTTCAGGTAGATGGTATTACAGAGGGTGCTGCATGTACCACACTACTCGCTAAGGAGTACATTAATAATGATGAACCACTCTTGATGGCAAACTCAGATCAGTTTGTTGAGTGGGATTCAAATGAAACTCTTTATGCATTCTCTAATGGTAATTGTGATGGAGGTATCATTACCTTCCCTGCTACTCATCCTAAGTGGAGTTATGCAAAACTAGGTGATGATGGATATGTATCTGAAGTTGCTGAGAAGAAACCAATCTCTGAGCATGCAACAGTTGGTATCTATTGGTGGTCAAAAGGATCTGATTATGTTAAATATGCAGAGCAGATGATTGAAAAAGATATTCGTGTCAATAACGAATATTATGTGTGCCCTGTCTTCAATGAAGCAATTCAAGATGGTAAGAAGGTACGCATTAAAGAGATTGATAAAGAAGGTATGTGGGGTATAGGTACTCCAGAAGACCTTAACTATTTCCTAGAACACTATCACGGAGAGTTCTGATGAAAGTCGCAGTAGCGTTTTTTGGTCAACCAAGATACGTAGGTAATCCACAGATCATTAATACTTACAAACAAGTCTTACTTGACAAGTATGACTGTGATGTATTTGGTCATATGTGGTGGCAAGAAGATGGAGGAGAATTTGATTATTCTTCATGGTCTAAGATTAGTAATTGTCCAGTACCACCCGATGCTCCAAAGATCGTTACTGACAATTATAATCCTCTTATCCTTGCGATAGAAGATCCTCAAACATTTGTGCTTCCTCCTAGAGCAAAGGAATTTGTAGATGCTAAATTTACAGGTAAGCATCCTGATGGTCCTCATTGGAACTCAAAGAACTACAGTAATGTAATGTCTCAGTTGAAGTCTATTCAACAAGTCTCTAAGATTGTAAGAGAATATTCTATTGAAGAGAATATTAGTTATGATTTTATAGTCTTGGCAAGATATGATACTGTCATGTTGAGGTTCCCTAATCTTGAGGAACTTGATAAGTATAAGTTCTATCTACCAGGACATCATCCAAGATTCCCTGATACTATTCAGTTTTTTGGACCTAAGTTTTTAATATGGGCAGAGACTGCCTTTGATGAGGTTGATAATGTTTATGAAGATATATGGGAACCATCTCCAGAAGCATTTAAGTATGGAGCATTCTTAAGAAGGTTCCAACAATCCGATCTTGTTGGATTGTCAATGGATGCCGCATGTATAAGAGGTTAATATGGTTATAGATTCTCTTATTAATCCTAATAAAAGAGTATTGTCTAGGATAATTGCACATAGAGGTAATATTGGAGGATCAAATCCTGAAGTTGAAAATAGCCCAGAGCAGATTGACAAATGTATAGCTGAGGGTTATGATGTAGAGATAGATTTGAGGTATGATGACTTAACTAGAACTCTTTGGTTGGGTCATGATTCTCCAGACTATAAGGTAACATGGTATTGGTTAGCACAAAGAATTAGATACCTTTGGGTTCATTGTAAGACTTACAATACTCTTTCTGAACTATCTGATCAATCGTTACCTAAAGAGAGAGGATATGACGTAGATACTGGTGGATGTAATTACTTCTGGCATCAGGAGGATGATTATACTATAACCAGTAACAATATTATTTGGGCATATCCTGGTAAACCTTATTCTGATATACAGATGCTTAGGGATAATCCTAATATATACAACACAGTATTGGTAATGCCTGAGTGGAATAAGATGGATTGGGAATCCTTAAGGGTTCTACGTTGTTATGGTATTTGCACTGATCACCCTGAAAAATTAAAATGAAGATTACTTTAGTCGGACCTGGCATCATGCCTATACCACCTACAGGGTGGGGTGCTGTTGAGATATTAGTATGGGATACTAAAAATGCATTAGAGGAGTTAGGTCATGAAGTCCAAATTATTAACACAAAGGACTACCGCCACATTGTCAATGGGGTTAATGCTTTCGTACCTGATTTTGTACATATACATTACGATGAGTTTATTGATTTGGTCCCTTACATTCAATACCCGAATGCAATTACTAGTCACTTTGGGTACTTAGAAAGACCAAAGATGTTTGGTGGTTATGTTAATGTAGCAAATCAGTTTAGAGATGTTAAACCAAATGTCTTTGCTTTATCACCAGGTATTGAGAAGGTATATAATTTAATGTTTGACATCCCATCAGATCAAACATATGTAACACCTAATGGTGTTAACACTAATAACTTTGCATATGAGAATAAAGCAAAGTATCCTGATCGTAGCATCTATCTAGCAAAGATTGATTATCGTAAGAGACAACATCAATTCCAGAACATTGATTCTCTATGGTATGCTGGTAATTTAGCAGATAATAAGTTTGATAGGAAGAAGAACTATCTTGGAGAATGGACTAAAGAGAAGTTATATAAAGAGTTAACTAATTATGGTAATCTCTGTCTTCTATCAGACGGTGAAGCACATCCTTTGGTTTGTATGGAAGCATTCTGTGCAGGATTAGGTGTGGTTGTATGTGAGTGGGGTAAAGCAAATTTAGATCTCGATAAAGAATTTATTACTGTTATACCTGAGAAGAAGATTAATGATATAGAGTTTGTTGAATCTGAGATAATTAAGAATAGAGAGTATTCTGTTGCTCATAGAGATGAGATTGTTGAATATTCTAAAACTTTTGAGTGGAAGAATGTTCTACAAACTAATTACATTCCTGCAGTCGAGAAGGTTATTGAAAGATGGTCTTAGACACTAACAAATCAGCATATAAACTGGATGGTTTTGGTCCAGTCTATTGTCTTAATCTTGATGAACAACCAGATAGATGGAATTATATGGAGTCTCAGTTTAAGTACTGGGGTGTAACAGACTATCAACGTGTGTCTGCTTATGATGGTAGAGATGATGATCTAAGTGATATTATTCAAGGACGTTATCCCGATATGATGTCTGGTGGTGAGATAGGATGTATCACATCACATCTGAAAGCAATTAAGATGTTCTTAGATACTGATGCTCCCTATGCAATCATGATGGAAGATGATTGTAATTTAGATACGGTACACTATTGGAATTTTGCTTGGAATGATTTTGTAGCACATCTTCCATATGATTATGATGTGGTACAACTAGCAATTATATGTACTGGAGACATACATGTTAAGTTGCATAGGAGATTCGTTAATGACTTCTCTACTGCTTGCTATATGATTACCAGACATCATGCAGAGAAGTTAGTAAGATATCATTGTAGAGGAGGATATACTGGAAAGCAAAAGTATAAACTTGATAATGGCGTAAAACCAAGACCTGTTGCAGATGATTTGATTTATAATTCTGGTGCAACATTCTCTACACCTATTTTATTGTATAGATTAGAGTTAGGATCTTCTATACATCCAGAGCATATAGATTCATTCCATAGAGCAAGTCATGATGGCATATGGAATTGGTGGCAGCAGCAGGGAGCATCCCTTGACGTTAAAACACTAACAGATTACGATCCATATTTGGGTAAGGTAAGCAATCCAGGTGGGTAAACCCACCACTACTGGTACTTGACCATATTGAAAGTTTTCTATATACTAAATACTTGAACTGGCACACTCCTAGTGTGACAGTTGTTGACAAATCTTAACAGACGTGTTAAGATTTCTTGAAGTTCCGAATGGCTCAATTACTCCCGCTAGGTTCTCTACGAGCAAAATTAACAACCTAACGAGAACATGTCGAGTTCTCTGTCATCTGCAGGTAATCAATCTGCAAGTAAAATTTAAAAAATCATGTCAATCAAATCAACAATCGCTGCAGTAGCAGCATCTCCATTCCTTCTCGCTGGTGCAGCTTTTGCTGGTCCATACGTGAACGTAGAGAGCAACCTCTCATATCCTGATGGAGACTATTCCAACGCTACAACCGACGTTCATGTAGGTTTTGAAGGCGGTGAAGGAAAAGTTGCATACTACGTACAGGGTGGTCCTGGATTCGTTCACACTGAGTCTACAGACGATACAGAAACAGAACTTTCTGGTAAGGCTGGAATCTCTTATGCTGCTACAGAAGATCTATCACTTTATGGTGAAATCTCTGGTATCTCTAACGAGGACAGCAGTGGAGACAGCATCGTTGACTTCGGTGGTAAGCTTGGTGCTAAGTTCACCTTCTGAAAGGAAACAGTTGATCAACCTACTGAACCAGTAGAATAGATAAACATAATTAAGACCCCTTCGGGGGTCTTTTTTTATGCTATAATTACAGAGTCAAACAAACGGGGTAGGGACTGTCGCCTATTGGTTAAGGCCCACTGCTTATAACGGTGTGAAGAGGGTTCAATTCTCTCCAGTCCTACCTTACTTGACTCAGTAGCTCAATGGAATAGAGCAATTGCCTTCTAAGCAATTGGTTGTAGGTTCGAGTCCTACCTGAGTCGCCAAGGAGTGTAGTCCAATCGGCAGAGACAGGAGACTTAAAATCTC